TAATAAATCCAGTAATCGAGTCAGGACACTCGCTAAGATCATGGGGACTACGGCTAGGGTTGCACAAAGGAGACTTCACTGCTTTCGATGGAGGTCTATGTGATGAGATGGTTGAATACTGCATCCAAGATGTTGAGGTCACCGCTGCATTATTTAAGAATCTTAGTAGAGATCTACTCGATTGGGGCGAGTCATCTGATCTCGAACATCAAGTCAGTGTTATCATTAAGCAGCAGGAAGATAATGGATTCAAACTTGATGTCAAGAAAGCAGTCTTCCTTTTGGTTGACTGGAGGAAAAGACTGGCAGAAATTGAGGAAGAATTACAAACAGTTTTCAGACCTATTGTAACTGAGCGTGTTAGCGAGAAGACAGGTAAAAGACTGAAGGACAAGATAGAAGTCTTTAATGCAGGTAGTCGTAAACAGATAGCAGAACGTCTCATGGCTCTGGGTTGGAAACCTACCAAGCACACTGAAAAAGGTTCTGTCATTGTCGATGAGAAGGTTCTGTCTAACATAGACATACCAGAGGCTAAACTAATCTCTGAGTATCTTCTTCTTCAGAAAAGAATTACTCAGGTGGAGAAGTGGATTGATTACGCTGACAGGAACGACAGGGTTCATTGTCGCGTGATTACTAACGGAGCTATTACCGGAAGGATGACGCACAGCCGTCCTAATCTTGCACAGGTTCCGAGGGTAGGTAATCCGTTTGGTAAGGAGTGTCGTGAGTGTTGGACAGTAGAGGACGGTAATGTACTATGTGGGGTGGATGCTTCTGGAATCGAGCTTAGACTATTAGCGCATTACATGCGTGATGAGGATTACATCAATGAGATATTGAGTGGTGATATTCACACAGCTAACATGAAGGCTGCTGGGCTAACAAATAGAGATCAGGCTAAGACTTTTATCTATGCGTTTCTCTACGGTGCAGGTCCTGCCAAGATTGGTCAGATTGTAGGAGGTAGTGAGAAAGAAGGTAAGAAGTTAATTGATAGCTTTCTTGCTAACACACCTGCTTTACATAAACTAAAAGAGAAAGTTAATCGGATAGCTGAAAAAGGTTATCTACCTAGTTTAGATGGTAGACGTTTAATTGTTCGTTCTCAACACGCTGCTCTCAACACTTTGCTTCAGGGAGCTGGTGCTGTGGTTATGAAAAAGGCTTTAGTATTACTACACTCCAAATTAAAAACTGGTAAAATACAGGGCTCTTTTGTTGCTAATGTGCATGATGAATGGCAAATAGAAACGACAAAAGAGTGTGCTGAATCTGTAGGTCGATTAGGCGTTCAGTCAATTCAGGAAGCAGGACTCGCTTTAGGGCTACGTTGTCCACTCGATGGCGAGTTTAAAATAGGTGCTAATTGGGCAGCAACACACTAAAAGGAAATACATGGCTAATCTAAAACCAGTAGTAGTACAAGCAGATGTTATGTGGGCTTTTCTTGACACACCTAATGAGATGAGTGGTAAGTATCAGGTAGACTTGTGTAACCTTTCAACAAAGGCTATCGATGAGCTTGAGTCTATGGGTGTCAATGTCAAGAAGAAAGATGACAAAGGCTTTTACGTTACAGCTAAATCTAAGAACTATCCAATCAAGGCTGAGTTGTCTGATGGATCAGAAGTTACTTGTAAGATTAAGAATGGCTCCAAAGCAATAGCTACTCTTAAGCCGTATGCTTACAATTGGAAGGGCAAGACAGGTGTAGGAACAGGCATCAACAAGTTAGTCATAACTGAATTGATTGAGTATGTTCCTTCCTCTGATCCAGTAGCTGAAGAGACGCTGTAATTTGTCTAAGTCGATGAACAATGCAAAGGCACTCATCGATGGAGATATTCTGATTTACCGTATCGGATTTTCTTCTAATGAACCTGATGAGGAAAAGTTTGTCATTTCTCGGATGGGTAATTTTGTCGATAGACTGATTAAGGTCACAGGAATAGATTCTTATGAAGGCTATCTGACAGGTAAGAAAAACTATAGATCAGAAATTGCTACTGAGCAAGCTTACAAAGGGAATCGTAAAGAGGCTAGGAGACCAGTCCATTACGATTCTCTGCGTGAGTATCTCATAACTAAGTGGGACTTTAAACTTCAAGAAGGTCAAGAGGCTGATGATGCTATCGGAATAAAAGCCTACGATCTACCAGAAGATTCTAGCTGCGTCATGACCATCGATAAAGACTTAGACATGATTAGAGGATGGCACTACAACTTTGTCAAAGAAGATTTGTATTATGTTACCGAAGCCCAAGCCATTAAGAATTTTTACATTCAGCTTCTTACTGGTGACAGAGTTGACAACATTGCTGGTCTTAAAGGCATTGGTCCAGTTAAAGCTAAAAAGATTCTTGAGAAATGTTTTTCTGAAAACGAAATGTTCGATGCTGTTTGTAAAAAGTATAAGCATGACATAGATACAATAACTGAACGTGGCAGGTTGTTGTGGATTCGTAGACAGGAGAATGAGATTTGGGACCCACCTCTTTATGAACAATACTGATAGAAAGGTTGTTATGGACACTAAGAAGATTTGGGAATCTTTAAACACTGAAGACTTTCCAGAAATAGTTTACATAGAATGGTGGGATGCTTTGTCTGACTGCGGTTGGGAAGACAATGTCAAACCTGACATTCATCCTGTTTTGAGTGTGGGTTTTGTTGTGTCAGAAGATGACTCAGCTATTTGTATTGCTGCTGCGTTATCGAACGAACAATCTAACTCAAGGTTACACATACCTAAAGGATGGATCACTAAAATGAAAAGAGTTCGTTTAAATAAATTCTTAAACATAAGGAGAAAGTCATCAAAACCCAAAGTGCAAAAGCCAAAGGTAGAAAGCTCCAGCAATGGTTTAGAGACAAGCTTATCGAAAGATTTAATTTTTACAGGTCCGATGTGAAATCTACCAGCATGGGTGCAGGAGGTGAGGATATACAATTCTCTCAAGAGGTAGGAGATCAGTTAGGAATATCTGTTGAGTGTAAGTCAAGGGAGTCGATGGCTGTTTATGCTTTCTACTCACAGGCTGCTGACAACTGTCCTGAGGGTAGACAACCAACAGTCATTGTCAAACAGAATCATTCTAAGCCTCTTGCTGTTATCGACGCTGAATACTTTGTTACTTTATTAAAGGGAACCAATGAGACACTTGATAATTCCTGATACACAATGCAAACCTAACAACTCATTCGATCATTTAGAATGGGCAGGTGAGTACGCTGTTAAGATCAAACCTGATGTCATCGTACACTTAGGAGATCACTGGGACATGCCCAGCCTTAGTGTTTATGACATTGGTAAGAAATCATTTGAGGGTAGAACTTATCATGATGATATCGAGGCTGGTAACAAGGCTATGGATACCTTCATGAAACCTATCATTGCAGAACAGAAGAGGCAGCGACTAAACAAGAAGAAAGTCTGGAAACCTAAAAAGGTTTTTCTTATTGGTAATCATGAGTATCGTATCGACAGAGCTATTGAGTCAGATAGGAAGCTAGAAGGATTGGTTGGTTATAATGATTTTAATCTAAAGAAATATAACTGGGAGGTCCGTCCCTTTTTAGATGTAGCGGTAATCGATGGGGTAGCTTATAGCCACTACTTTACTTCAGGTGTTATGGGTAGACCTGTCAGTAGTCCTAATCTTTTATTACAAAAGAAACACATGAGCTGTATCATGGGTCATGTCCAAGATAGATCTATAGCTTTTAGTAAGAAAGCTGACGGTTCTAGGATCACTGGTTTGTTTGCTGGTATCTTTTACCAACACGATGAGGAGTACCTTAATCCTCAGACTAACGGTAGCTGGTCTGGTGTGTGGGTGTTCAATGAAGTAAATAACGGTAGCTTCGATGAGATGCCTGTTTCGATTAACTACTTGAGGAAACAGTATGGAAGTTAATAAAATACTAAAAGCTAGAGCAGGTACTTATGGTGAATATAGAGACGTAAGTCAGATCAGTCAGGACATAAAGAAAGTAATTAAGAACTCTCGTAACTATCCGCTAATGCCAGCTTATATGCTAGAGTCTCTTGAGCTGATAGCAAACAAGTTAGCCAGAATACTTAACGGAGATCCGATGTACGATGACTCTTGGAGAGACATATCAGGATACTGTACGTTGGTTCTGATGGAAATAGAAGACATGGAGAACTCAGATGAATCTTACGATTCCTGAACTTATAGAAAAACTGTCTGTTCTGGAT